GTAGCCAGTGCATCCTGCATCAGCCATCTGTCCCAATCGGCAATGGGTATCTTCATGTGTCGCAGTGTGCGATAGTAGTCTGCCTCGTCGGTGCAGACAGCGAGGTGATCACCTTCGATCAGTGTCTTGCTTAGCCATGCCGTCATCATCATCCTTCTTAGGTTGTTCCTGTTTATCCCTACCGAAGATGGCATCCCACCTTGTGCTCCACTCTTCATCAGCAATGGAGCGTGGTCGTTGTGTGTGTCCTTTACCACCATCACTTGTCATCATGTGCCTCCATACTCACGGCTAAGCAAGTCCCACTTCTCCTGCTCAGCGTCATCAAGATCAGCATAAAGCTTAGCCAGTGTAGTGTTGCCTGCCATGTAAGCTTCACGTTCAAGTTCTGCGTAGGTCTTTTTCATAGTTAGTCCCAAAGGCTTTGAAAGAAAATACCAAACAGCTTAGTGCCGTTGGCGATACGTTTGTGATGTGCATCCAGTGCGGGGTAGTCACACTTGATCTGTGCCATCTGCTCCATGATGTCAGCTTCTTCATCAACTTCAGAGTGGTCATAGAACTTAGCGTCATTGTCATCATCAACGATCTGTTCCATTGCCCAAATCATTTCGTCAAGGACATAGTCCCATCGTTTGAAATGGTTGTCGTCAACATCCCAATCATTCTCTTTAGGTGGTGCTGCTGTAGAGCGAAGATGCTCTGGTACATACTCGTCATTAACCAATGGAGAGCCATGCTTTGTAGCCTTCAACTGCTTGAGCATTGGCACGAGGATGAGGGCTAAGGTGTGGTCCATGTTCCATGTATCGTAGGGATCGATGGTGATTTCGATCTGACGTGGAGTGTTGTCTTCTGTGTAGTTTCCGATGATTGCTTTCATGTCAGGTCTTTCTGTGGTTGTTAAGTATCTGCAACAAAATGTTGATCGATTGCACCAACATCATCTGCTCCATTTGATTTAACTGGTGATACTGTGGTACAGGGTGGGGCCACTTCTTTGCAATGGCGTTCCAGTATTGTTCTACTTCGCTCATAACACGTCCTGTTCTACTTCAGTCTGAAACATTCTACCTGTCTCTTTGTTGTAGAGCAAGTGACAAGCTGGTCCAGTGACACCACTATAGCGGTTCTTTAAGACCCTGACATGTGTAGTGTTGCGTTCAATCAAATCTTCAGCCTGACCGTTACGCTCCAGACCCAACACCATGTCACTAAGTTGTGCAATGGATGCTGACCCGCGAAGCTGAGCAAGCGATGTAGCTGCACCTTCTTCGTGACCCTTGTCAGATGGACGCTTCAAGTGGCTGACCAAGATGAGAGCGATGTTGGTTTCTTGCACCAGCATACGCAGCTTCGTCATCACTTCATCCAAGGCTTTGCGTTCGTCACCACTCTCCTGACTTGAGATGATGATGGACAAGTGGTCAAGGAATACATACTTGCACGACATACCCTTTGCCAGATAGCGAACACGGTTGACAATGTTCTCAATGCTCGTGCTTCCAAAGTGGTCGAAGAGGTAGAGCCGACCAGTGCCAAGCGTTGCATCGAAAGCGTTCTTGCGTTCTTCATCAGACACAATAGCATCGGGCAGGTGCAGCGGTGCATTGGCAGCAAGCGACATCATAGACAACGCAGTCTTACGCACACTCTCTTCCAAGAACATCAAACCAATGTTGTCTGGTGTGTTCTGAATCAGATGCCATACCAACTCACGCAACACCTGAGACTTGCCCAAGCCTGAGCCTGCTGTGATGGTGACAAGTTCACCGAGTCGGATGCCATAGGTGAGTTCGTTCAATCCATCCCAAGGATACTTGCAATCGGCAGGGGCCATCGGTGTAGACACAACATCCCACAGTGTGCTACCAGAGACAATACCGTCTGGTACAAATTGCTCAGCCCTCCACCAGCGGTCAACAAACTGTGCTTCCTTGCTTGCTGACAGCCAGTCGCAAGCATCCTTCAAATCCGGTAGAGGTTTGAATATCTTGCACTTGCTACCGAACAACTCAGCCACTTCCTTTGCAGCCTTGATGCCGGGTTCATCACCATCGAAACAAACAACAATGGTTTCAAAGCTGTTGATGTATTCGTAGTTGGCTTTGCAATCTTTCAATGCTGAAGCTGCACCGTTGCGAATAGATACTACAGGCCATTTCGATCCTGTCATTTGATACGCAGCCAGTGCATCGAACTCGCCTTCAGTGATGGTCAGATACTTACCACCAGAGGGGAACAGGTTCTGTCCATACAGTGTTGCAGCTTTCCAGTTGCCAACAGCGCTGAAGTCTTTGCGGTCCACGGGTCGGACCTTCGCTGCCACCAGCACAGAGTCTTTGTCGTAGTAGGGGAAGTAGTATTTGCCGTTGTCACGGACAGTGCCATACTTCTCCATCGTTGTTTTGGTGATGCGTCTTTCTGACACAGACACTGGCACACCTGTAGCGAAAGCTTTGGTGAAGCTTGTGTCAGACACTGTCGGTGTTATGGGTTCGATCACTTCTATTCCTTCTGTACCGGGAGTTAATACTGAACAGACAAAGCAGTAGGTACTACCGTCTGCATTGATTGATGCACCATCGCTGCTACCACAAGCAGGACAGGCAACGTGGGTGCGGATGAAGCTCATTTACTGATAGCCTTACTGAAAATATGGAAACTTCTGGCATGCAGCAAAGCCTGATCACGTTCTTTGTTGAGTCCATAGATCGTCCCCATGTCAGTACCTTCATCGCGCTTACGTTTGACAACGTCTGTACTGATCTGTGATGCTGTCTTGCCTGACAACTTAGCCTTGAACGCAGAGTCTTCAGCGAAGATGGATGGGCGGGGATGTTGTTGCCACAAGAATGGTGACAAGGGGTGACAGGTGCAGGTCATGATGGTTCCTTGACGATTGTTTTAAGCTCATCTAACAAGTCGTTCAATGCAGGTGTCAATGTCACCCTACAGCAACTGATTTGTATAGGGTGAAACATCACACCGTTGTCGCTTTCCTCTTGCATGTCGAGGTAGCTGAACAACTCTCTGACTAGGCTACGCAGATAGGCAAGCTCTGCCGTAGTGGTGTCGGTCATACATTCTCCAAAGGAAAGAAAGCACCAACTGTAACAGGTGCAACATCGCGCAACACAGCCAACACATCCTGTGCCACCAACCTGTGTTCCTTCTGTGTAGCTACATCAAGCCGTGCTTGCAAGAATGTAATCCAGCTACGCATAGTGCCATTGACGTACAGCTTAGACGGTGTCAACCCTTCAGGCAGCAGAGCACGGGCTTGTTCTTTAGCAATGCCGCGATGCAATGCTTCGTTGTACAAATACTCAGCCTCGCCAACCATCCTAGCCTGTGCTGCTGCCCACCATACAGTGAGGTCGAAGTCGTCTGTCGCTAAAGAGTTCTGCCTATTCTTGTTGTCCTGCATTCGGCATTCGCGAATAGCGAACTCACCAAGCTGTGTAGCGTCAGCATATCGCTGGCTAAACTCTTGGAAGCTGAAGCTTCTGTGCCTGAGTATCTGTCGTGCAATGTCACGGGTGGTGGACACTTCGATGCAGACACTAGCCATTTCAAACACAGACCAGTGTGCATTCTTTGCACAATAACTTAGCAGCCCTGTGATGTTGGGGTTGTCTTGGTTGTTGGGGTTGCTGACACGGGCGCAATAGCCGATGTGTTTGTCAGCATCTGGTGTTGCCCAAATAAGTTTTGCTGTTGTCATAGTTTCATTGCTTCCATAGTGAGTCCGATGTTACCAATGGCATAGCCAACAAAGGCTAAGCCGAGTCCTGTGTTGCCTTTGATCAACAGATCAATTGCGATGACGGCATAGACGACACCGATAGTTGCGATAAGCCAAGCGCTCATACCATTCCTCTTAGTTCCTGTGCCACTGTAGCACTCTTCAATGTGTGTTTGACATACGGTGTAAGGCTATGCACTGTCGCATGACCACTCAATGCCATGACGTTTGTGAGAGCAACACCAACTTCAACCATCTCTGTGATGGCTGTTCTTCGTAAGTCCATTAGCTGCAACTCATCAGGCAGTCCAGCCTCTTGCATCACCACCTTACCCACCTTGCTCAACTGTTGCAGGCTGTAGGGCTTGGGTTTGTTCTTCGTTGAAGCTGGCATTATATAGGGTTGCCATGACAGGTCAAGGTGTTGTTGCTTTAGCATCTCTTGCAAGTCCTTTGGTAGCGGTATAGCCACCCTAGCTCTACGCTTGCTCTGCTCCAACGACAACACCCCTGTGTTGATGTCATAGCTATCCCATGTCAGCATACGCATGTCACCAAGACGTTGCGCTGCACAATACGCTGTGTACACAATGAGGCCAATGCTTCGCCATTCATACTTGCTGAATGCTGTAGCCATGAAAGCTTTGACATGTTCCTTTGTCCACACTGTGCGGCGTGGTCGGTCTGTCTGTCGCTTCACATTGGTGAAGGGATTGAAGGTGCAGAATCCATTGCGAATAGCATAGCTAAACAACAGGCGATACACAGCCAATGAATGATTGGCTAAGCTGACGCTGTTGCCTGCATGAGTGTCATAGATTTGTTGACACATCGGTGTTGTCAAACTACCAAGCCTTGTGTGCAGCAACACCTGCCCTGCTGTGCGGTCTTGATACCATTGCTTGAGGTAGTAGGCGTAGTCAGATCGTGTCTTGATGCCAAGTCTGCTGTGTTCAAGGCTGTTGATGTAGCTCTTGGTTAGATCGTTGACGGTTGACTTGTCTGTCAAGTGTTTGAGGTAGCGGTGATGCTGCCTCCACTCATCCATCAAGTCGTTCTGTTCGTTGCAATAGTTGATGGCATCGACAAGGCTTGTGCCTATCTTGATGCGCCTGACAATGCCTGCCTCAACAGCATCAGCGGGTGGGTTGTATCGGTAGTAGGTGACACCGTCATTGTCAACACGTTGCATGTAACGGGCTAGGTTCATGTGTTCCCCCTTGATCGGATGGCAGTGGCGCAATCTCTTGGGCCACTTGCTGAGTTGGCCCAGTCATCCCATCGCCATGTGTCGTGCTTGTCATCACACACCTTTGCACACGCCTCACGTTCATCAGCACGGACAAGGGCTTCAAAGGCTTGGAGTTCTGCTGGCGTGAATTGCCACTTATACGGCTCATCCCCTGCATCATGGATGTAACCCCAGCCACCAGCCTCACGGGCCATGTCTATCGTGTCTCTCATGTTGCTTCCTCTTTAGGTTTCTTAGGTAGCGGTGCCCAGTGTGTCCAGAACTTATCGTCACTACGCAACTCACCATACACAGCAACACCATGCTTGCTCAGTAGCTGCACCTTCGCAGACCTTGGGCATGTTGCAATGGGTTGCCAGTAGTATTCGGTATCGACAACGGCTGTGCCATCCTTGGTTAGTCTCACGGTCATTTGTCACCCATGTTGTAGAGCATAGTTGCTGTAGCCAACAACTTGTTGTGGTCAACCAGTGTATCAATCCAGCGCTGAGGTATGGTGTCGTAACCATACAAACGACCAGCAATCATACCTGTCACAGCACCAACTGTATCAGCGTCACCACCTTTGTTGATGGCATGAACAACAGCGTCTTCAAAGGAGTGTGTTGCACACACCGACTGCCATGCCGATGCATAACATCCCATCACTGTGCCACTCTCTTCCTTGATGCCTTTGTCGAACAGGGTTTTGTTTGGTGAAGACCCATCGAACAACTCTTCAGCCAGTGCAGCACTGTAGGCAACACACTTACCTGTGCCATGAGTGATCAAGCCACCAGCTACAGCTTCAGCAATCGCCATCGTCTTGTTGTTGTGGTTGAACAAGATGTGTGGAGCCATTCGCATGATGCCACCATTACCGTCTGTCATCAACGCACAAGAGCCACCATAGGGACGCTTGTTAGACGATGCAGACAACGCTTCGGCTGTGGTAGTGCCGATGTCAAAGCAATGGTCACGAGTACCGAACGTGCCACGGTTGCGCCACTGCTTGAAGTTCTGTGCAATGATGCCGGGAGCAAAGCGTTTGTATGTGAGGTAGGCATCAGCGATAGCCATTGCCATAGCACCATCGTCTGTCCACTCCCCCGGTGCTGTCTCATGCACACCACCACCGACCATGTCCTTGAGTGGGTTGCCAGTGTTAGGCTCAGTAAATTCCAATGGCGCACCGAGTGCATCACCAATGAACAGACCCATGAACATACCGATAGCGTTGTTTTGCTGCATGCAATTCCTTATACGTTGTTGTGATGTGGATAGGCATCGCACCTACCGACACAGCCATCTCCTGTGTTGAGTTGCAGGGAGCTACCCTGCCTTATGCAGTAACGAACTCGTCAGCGATGTTCCACAGTTCTGTGTTGATACGCACAGCTTCCTTGATGGAGTTGACTGGTCGAGCCTTACGCATCACACCTTCGGGATGTGTTTCAGTGATGGAACGAATCATAGCGTTGCCACGAATCACACCTTCCTGAATGCGGTTGAACACAGTCCATGCATCGTAGCCTTCGTCACCGTTACGGCGTACATTCATCACATCCTTGACTGTCTGTGCCACAGCATAAGCACCACGGGGTTGACCTGTGTAGTCTGCCCAACGGGTAGCAACACCAGCAATAGCCATGTCATGTACATCACCAGTGGACAACGACACACCACGCATCTTGTCAATGCGGCCCATCAGGTCAGGCAATGTAGCCACTGTGCTACGCAGCATCTCTTCAAAGCCTGTCAACGCTTTGCTGTGGTAGATGCGGGATTGAAAGCCTTCACCTGCCACGATGCCGTTGCTACAAATGAAACGGAACGCACCAGCAAACAGCTTCACACTACCGCTACCATCGTGAGAGTTGTACAAGATAATTTCAGGACGAATGTCACCAGCTTCGATGATGTCAGTGGTGCGGCTGAATGCCAACATGTGAGCAGCATGTTCTGTGCTGGCCTTACGGCTACGCTTTTGTGCAGCCTGTGTTGGGAGGTAGCCATAGTCTGCCATGATGGGCAGCACATCGCTGGTGTTGAGGGATACATAACGATCTGACAAACGCTCAGACTTGGTGGTGCTGAATGCAGCAGGAGCAC